TCATTCTTGCGCCGGCATCATCTGTAGATTTAGCCATTCTATCGGCTGAGGCACTGTATTGATTCGTAAGATATTGCGCTGTCTTCATCAAATCATTAAGGCCAACTTCACCTTTTTTTAGCGCCTCTTGCAGTTGTGCGCCAGACATGCCAGTAGCTTTTGCAATAGCATTGAACGCCCCAGGTAGGCGTTCAGCAATTTGGTTAATTTCTTCAGCACTAATTTTTCCTTTTGCAAATATCTGTGTCAATGCGGTCATAACGCCATTGACTTCCTCGGCGCCACCACCAGTTGCTTTAATGGCTTGCGTAAAAGCACGAAATACAAGTTCAGCATCATTAACTTTGCCACCAGCTCCCAAAACAGATGCCGATAACTGAGTAAATCCTTTGGTTGCTTCTAAAATTGGAACATTTAAATCTCTTGATATACGAGAAATTGCCTCTTGTGCGGTTGCGTATTCAGCGGAAGTTTTGGTTACGCCTTGCAATGCAATTTGCAATCGACCTATTTGAGCTGCGTATTCGGTCATGCTTCCAATTGATTGCCGTATCATGCCCACCTGCGCACCAATGGCGCCACCAGCCAGCGCCCCACCGGGGCCGCCAATTGCGCCAATGCCGGCACCAATCAAGCCTTCAGGACCACCGAAGACACCTGATGCTGCAACAGCACCAGCGGTTTGGCCAAACCTTTGAAGATTGCCTCGTTTCTTTGTTCTGTTTGCTAACCGCCTATCAAAATCTGCCAACGCACGATCACTTCCTTGTTGTTGAATGCGAAGTTCTTCACGCGCTTTTTTATCAGCAGCAGCGATTTCTAAATTGTTGTATTTTTCAGCATTCAATAACCGCTCCATTCGTGCGCGGCGTGACAGTTCTGTCAATTGTTCTTCGGCTTGAACAGCTTGTGTCAATCCTTTGTTGACTGCAGCGTAATCAATTGCCTGAGGACCAAATGGTTGCTTGGTTAGCGTGGTGTCACGAATGGTTCGAGTTTGCCCAGCAACAGTTGTTTTACCAAAGCTGGCCCCAGCACCCGACAGGTCAAACTGACGCCTTGTGGCCCTTCCTGCTGCGTTAGCGGATGATGCAATCTTGTTAAAACCAGATGCAACTTGAGCTTGCTTACCTTGCAGGCTTCCAAGTTCAATATCAAGCTGCTTAATTTCAGACGTTAGTTCATTGAAAGTTGTACTACCAATCTGCGCTGATTGCCGCAGGGCATCAAGGCCAGTGCGGTAATTCTTAAGATTATTGACCGAACGAACTGATTCAGCGCCAAGTTCCTTGAACAGCGACCGCAGCTTGTCAAGGTCGTTGCTGGCAGCCTTGGATTCAGTTGCAAAATTTCTTACGGCTGAACGAGCGCGATTCAATCCTTCCAGGTTTTCGACCTGGGCTCTGATGCGGAGGATTGTCGCTTCGTTTGCCATTACTTCGCGTTCAACTGGCTTAGGGCTGAGGCTTCCATGATCTGGATGCCCTCGAACATGGTTGGCACGTCCTTAACCGAGTATAGACCGCACAGCCACTGGAGCGGCTCATAGCGCAAGCCTACATAGCCGCCCATGGTGACGTTCCACTGGGTCTGAAGACGCATGAACATCATGACAATGTCCCAGTTGTCATCCCACACCTCGAAATCGTCCGACTGCTTCGTTTCCAAAACAGCCGGATCCATTCCGAATACAGCCGCATCATCACCGGATTCGTCGCGTTCACCGCCACCAGCCCAATGCTGTGCGGCCTCCTTCAGTTTTTTACCTGGGCTCCATCCAGCGATTCAAGGTAAGCCTTGATCACACCACGGCAGAAGTAGGGATCGTCAAGGAAGCCTTTGCGGTTTGCAGCCGTGAATAGGACTGCAGTGCCATCTTCATCAACGATCTCATCCCAGCCCTCGAGCACTGCTTCAAGCAGCTCAACGTCACCTTTGTCCGCCAATTTGGTGAACTCAGATCGACCAAGCAACTTGAAGGTCACAGTGAAAAGTTGCTTTTCAAATTTGCCGCCGTCAGAAGGGATTTCGACGGTTACAGGCCAGCGTACGCTTGCAACTTTTTTGCGAATGAATGCCATGAGGGTTGGTATCAGGTGAAGGCTAGGCTGAATTCGTTGTTGCCAGCAGTGGTCGGGATGGCCACATACGGGACGGACAACATCATAATCGAATCCTGATCTTGATAGGTAGGATTCAATACATCAACTTGTGATGCAAGGAAGGTTACCCGGTTGCCGGCGGTGGTGCCATGCAGGAAGGTCAGGTTGCCGGTTGAGGACGCAAGGGCAGTGGTGAAAAAGTCCTTGGTAGCAATGGTCGGCGCTTCAATCATCACCGTACCAGCAGGCTTGCGGTCAGTGATCAAGGTTTCCTTGGTGCCACCAACCAGCTCGCGATAAACCAAATCGTTGGCAAGGTTGAAATCAACCGATTGCAGTTGACCGCTGTAGGAGAAGAAGGAGAAGGCGCTGGTGTTGCCTTCACGGAAGATCAACGGTGTGGCCTGTGCCGAATAGGTCACAGCAGGGGCTGCAGTGTCCGTAGGGCTGTTGTAAACGCCTGTCAGGTTAAATGACAACGTTGGGATTGCTCCAACAGCACAGCTCATGTTCATTGAGCCACGGCAACCGGTGAGCTTGTGTAGCACACCATCAACGTTGAAGTAGATGGTGGCGGAACTGAAGCTGGCTGAAACAGGAGCGTAAGTGACGCTGGTGCTTGAAACAATAGTGGCCGCCAAGCCGCATGCCTTCAGAATTGCATCATACTTTGGTGCAGTACCGGCGGTGCCAGAACCTGCAAGTTCAACCTCAAAGTTGATTGCAACACTAGTCATGCCGATCAATTGATCAAAATTGCCCATGTAGGGGCGAATCAGATCACGGCTGACAACATCACCCGAAAGCGGTGTGATGTCAAGGTTGCGCACCAAAAGGGCATCGGTGCCGGCCGGCGAAGCGTCGGTGCCGTAGGTGGATTCAGTCTTGACCAGGATCAGACGCTTGCGGCTCAGAAGTGCCATTGCTCAATTCCTCAGGGGTGTTGTCGGAGGGTTGGGCCGGCTCTGTCCGCTCGAGGAGCTTCCGAATGCCGGTTTTGGGGTTGAGTAGATAGGTTCCACCCTGGCCCCAGTATTCATCCACCATGTTAGCCATAAGTCAGGAAGCCAAATTGGTGGAGGACGTTCGGTAAATCACTAGGTAGTCACACATGATGACACCAGCGGGTTGATCGGCCTCCACAAGGTTAAAGGTAACACTGACCGGTTGAATGTCCATAGCATAACCTCCCAACGTCAGGTCACTGGACAGTTTGGAGTGAAGGCTTTCGATGATTGGATCTGCTACTTGGTCTGGGATGTTGCCACGCACAATTACCGTCACACGCACGGTCATGCGCCACGTCAAGGTAGGAAGGCTGGTTTCCACGCGGGATGTATCAGCAATCGGCTCTACGACCAGTGCAGGCGACTCCTCACGCGCCATTGGCTCCACCCGGCTGCGGTAGATGCGTGTACCCACGCCAGTGGTCCCAGTCAGTGCTGTGCGGATTGCTGTGAGGATTGATTCGCGTTTGGTGGTCATGTCTTCTGCAGAGCGATTTGAACAAATGCTCCGTCATCAATCAACATTGTTTCCCTAACGGTGAAAGCAGTCCCGCCCACAGTGATTGAATCACCGCGAACGAGACTGCCGAAATCTGAAGACCTAGTAGTCAGCGTGTAATCAGTCGTTAAGACCATTCCATCGCTGATCACTTGACTTGGGGTGTCAAGGATTCCAATTGCTTGCGTCGCTCCAGCCACACAGGTGAGGCCAAAATCAGCAAGGAACATCCCTAGATCTTCAGTTAACGCCATGGGGATCAGCCGTACTTGGCAGAAGCCAGACCTTGGACTGACAGCGCACCAGTGCCAGTGCCACCGCCAACAGTCAGCGAAACTTTGACGTAACGCTTGATATCAGTGACGTTGACATACAGCTTCTGACGAGAAGCAGTGTTGGCAGTAGTGGTCGTGAAACCGCCACCGGTCACGTCGGTGTAAGTACCACCGGCAGTGTCAGAAGTGGTCAGTTTGACAGCAAAGGTGATGGCGGAACCACCGGCTGCAGCGTCAAGAAGAACGACCATGTCGCCTTCGTAGCCAGACAGGTCAATGGCACTGCCAGTGGTGGTAGAAGCACCAACCGCAGTAGGGAACAGGCCCACCTGCGTGGTTTTGGAACCGAGGTTGTGGATGGTCATTGGGGTTTCCTCCGTTTGGAAGGTGTAGGAATGGTCTGGATAAACTCTTCAGCTTTCGCAATACCGATCAGAAATTTGGCATCGCTAGGGGAAGCCTCAAGGACTTCCCCGACGCGAGCCACGCAACCACCGGCCATTGTCTGGCTAAGGATGCGGATCATCATGATCAGAGGGTGTTGTTACCGCGAGAGAAGGACTCGGGGTGACGGATGGCCACGTCCACGTCCTGCATAGCGATCACGCGAACGGTGCCGCTGGTGCTGTTGGTGTAGGGGTCCACCATGATGTCCAGACCGGACCAGTAGCCGATCAGCATGTCAGCGAAGTTACCGAACCACAGATCGCCGGAAGCGACTTGGTTGGACAGCACACCGCGATAGCCGTTGACTTCACCGTTCTCCATCAGGAAGATGCCGGAGCCGGCGTCCTTCTTCGTGGTCTTCAGGTTGCCGCGCATGACGGCGTTCATCAGGTAAACAGGTGAACCGAGCAGTGCGTTGGCGGTAGCAACGTCAGACTCCATTGCAACCACCTCGGCAAAGGTAGGAGCATCGTTAGCGAAATCTTCGGTGCCGATGCCCGAGATCAGCTTGAGACCCAGGGGCTCGCTGTTGGAGCCGGTGCCATACAGACCAGCGGAGTCGATCTTGAGGCCAAGAACGGCAGCCAGGTCGCGACGCACCATGTTCTCCACGTCGATGGAGGACTGCAGCATCAGGCGGCGGCTGTAATCAGTGAAAGCAGCAACCGTTTTGGGGGTCAGGCTGACCTGATCAATCGTCTGCTGGCTCTCGCTAGGAGCACCGGATTCAGCCACCCAGTAGGCGGTAGCAGCGCCCGACTGACGGGGGATGGCAACGTTGCCGACCAGACCGGTCAGCACGGTGGCGCCAGCCTGATCAAGGGCGGAGGCGTTCCGCAGCAGGTCGATGAAGGAAGCAGTGTCCAGTTCAGTGGCGACGACGTTACCGCCAGCACTAGCAACGCCAACGCTCAGGTCACGGCGAAGCACTTCCTGGGGGATCGTGATGCCACGGCTCTGACGGCCAAGCTTGGAAGCAGCGGCTTCAGACGCAGCAATTTCAAACCCAGCAGCTTCACGCGCAGAGCGATCAGCAGGGTTGGCCAG